CTTGCTGGAATAATAGATTTTAATTTGTTTTTTAATTCAATATTTTCAATACGCAGTTTACTATTTTTATCGTATGCTTTTTCTAATTGTTTGCTGACAAATTTTAAATTAGTTTTTAATTCTTTTATTTGTTCTTCAGGATCTTGCTTATTCACTAATAGTCGTTACCAAAAAAATATTGTTCTTCATCATACGCACTCATTTCTTCATCTGGTAAATGCGTAACATTATTTGGATTGTATGGAGCTGAAGGTATTGCTTTAGGAAATTCTTTTTGTGCAGCTTCTTCTGAAGCAAAACTATCAACATAAATTTTTTGATCCTGACCTGCCAGTACACTACTCTTTGGAAACTTGCTCCATTTATAAACAACAAACTCTCCTTCGTTAAATTTACTTGGCTCAATAGTCATGTGTGAATATTTTTTCATTAATACATCCTTCCTTTTTCTGTTACTTCTATGCTACGATGTGAATGTTTTAACTTTGTTAAATAACCTCTACGCATTAAACTTTTGCAGCACGAAGCAACACTTGTTAATGAATTAATTTGTAAACCATTTTGTATTTCTTTGTAAGTAGGAGAATATTCATTATCCACCCAAAACTTGTTGACAAATTTTAAAATATCTTTTTGCTTTGGTGTCATTTTCTTTTCTTCTTTTTCTTTAATGCTTTTGCTAAAGCTCTTTTGCTTTGTGGCACAAAAAATTCATGTTCTTTTAAAAACAACTCTGTTAATGGACTTGTTAGTTTTTTGCTTGTTCCTCTTACTTTAGAATTGTTATTAATATTATTAAGATTTTTTCCCATTTATAACCTTTTTTTTATATTCAATTAAATGCACAACTTTTTTTTCTATTTGTGTTGGAATACGAATAATTGGCAACGGAAATTGATCCCATCCATATTTTTTACGCAATATTTTTTCAATTAAATCTGTGTTCATAAATCACCATTCTTTTTCATTAATAGTGCATTTGTCATTGAGAGATATGCAGCTCCATCCACAAAATTATCTCTATTATATGTGTCAGGGTTAGAAGCTCTTGCAATTTTAACACCTGCCATGCACAATGTTACCTGATCAGCTCTTATTGGTGTTTTTAAAATAACACTCCAAATTTTAGCAATATCTTCGTGGTTTTTATCAAATTGACCATACGCAATTTTTCTTTCACCACCAACAAGAGAGTCAGCTTCTTCAAGTATATCTGTAACTTGATTATATAAATCCATTACAAATCTTTTTCTCTTTTATCTAACATTTGTAAGCCGATAAATTTTAGATCAGGATTGTTTTGACTAACATTTTTATATCCCTGAAATTTTATTGTTTCTCCTGCTCTTACATCACGAGATACTTTTAACGATCCATAATAATCATGTTTTTCATCTTTATTTTTATTTGTAAATACATTTCCTTTACCTTCTTTTAATTCAAATGAACTCATCCCAACCTTCTCCTTGTGGTTTGTTTCTGGATAGTAATCCGTGTTGATTGTCATAAACATTTTTTAATTCTTTATCTGTTTCAATTGGTATTTGATCTTTTGTAAAAACTAATCCAAGTTCTGCAAGATTTGTTGTTTCAATCAATGCCGAATAAATTCTATTCCATTCTTTTTCAGATACAGTTGGAGAAGAACTACTTTCTTTTCGTGGAGGAATATGAGAATCTTTCTTCTCCAAAGTATCTGTATTGCTATTTATTGATGTTTCAAGATCGTCAATCACCCCTTGATTACGATCCATGATTTGCATCTCATCTTCAGATGCAAATTCTGTACCTGTTAAGTCAAGCATTGCTAAAGCTCTACCAAGCGATGATGTTTGGCAGTTTTCCATTGCACTTGTAACATTGACTTGATTGGAATCTCTAAACTCTTGTGCAAGTCCACAAGCTAAAAATTTATTTTTATAAAATATTTCTGTTTTTACAATTACAGATTCAGGAATATATTTATCTATTTCTACGTATTTTTCTTCTTTTTTATTATATTCACGATATTTAATTACTTTTGCTTCTGTAAGTTCGTAAGAAGAATGATAGCTGACATCTAATCCAAAATGACTTCTAAATATTGAATTACGATCTTTGACATAAGAATATTTTTTACCACCTCGTGTTTTAACTCTTTTGCTTTCATCTATTCGCTGTGATTCAGCGATAGCATCTTGCAGCTTTTTATTATCGGCATTTTCAGTAGCCATACAACTCCTTTGCTTCGTTTAAATATTTATCTCCAATATCCCACCAAAACTTCAGTTTGTTAAACTCTTCAAAATGTGGCTCTATGACTTTAAATGGATTTTTTAATTTGGCTGCTTCTTGTTTCTTCATGCAGCTAATAACTAGATTGTTGTAAGCCGTTTTATAATCATAATCTTTTACATAAAAAGGTACGAAATCTTCTGCGTTGGCTTGTATTATAACTGTTGGTATTTTTGTTGCATGATAATAAAAAGATGCTTGTTGCAAATGACTTTCATAAGGTTTCTCAGGAAGTTTTTTATAACTGTAAGTCCATCCTTTATCTGGTGTCCAATCTTTTTTCTTGCCTACAATTCTATTTGAAGTCCAAGTTGTTTTTAATTCAACGAGTAATGTTGGTGTTTGTATATCTGTATAACCAATGATAGGTACATCTAATCGTTCATCCTCGTAGCTTACAGGGTATTCAAATACAATCTTTGTTCTTTTATCTTCCCACTTAACTCCAACATCTTTTAATCCTAAAAATATTTGTTCAATTGTAGCATTTATATTTTCTTTATCATTTTCCCATTGCTTTTGATCTTCAAAATCATTCCAATCTTTATAATCATCATAAAAATAGAGTGGTCGAACACTTCCATTTATATCAGCAGCAACACTATCTCCTGCTAAAGTTCCACATCGTAATTTGCTACTTTTCTTAAAACTATTTCTTTTTTCTTTGCTACAATACCAATATTTGTAAAGCCATACATCCAGAGGTGTATTGGCACTTGATGGAGAAAAATGATAAATACCTCGATCTAAAAGATATGGTGGAATCGGTTTTGGTTTATGTGGTTTAGTATTCTCTCGATCCATCATGTGTTGTAATTACTTTGTTAAACAAAAGAAAAAAAGTAAAAAAACATTTGTAAAATCATTTTTTGTGCAACTCCTATGTAAAATGTGTTTAAAATTGTGTGAGTAATATGTTTATTTTTTTTAAAAGTTTAATAAATTTGGAATTTACATAAAAGTTACAATCTTTTAGAAATCATTTTTTAATGTTACAGGATACGATATGGATTTTTTGGAAATAACTAAAAAGTTTGCAAGAGATTGTTACTTTGTTATTTGGAAAGATCCACGAGAAGGTGATGGTCGCTGGAAAACCAATTGGGATGGTCAAGCTGCTGTAAATATTAATGTTGGATGGATGGAAAAGAATCCTAATGATCCAACAGAATTTGTTTTATTTTGCAGCAAAGATACTGATCCTGATTGTGATGAACGAGGATCGGAGATTTATATTCCTGAAGGTTGTATCTTGTATCGTAACTTAATTTCACCAAGTGAAGAAGGAGAAAAGTTTGAGTCAAGTACAACAATCAAAAGTTGAAGATGAGAAGAATAAAGCTTTAGCTGATAACTTTATTCTCAACAGAAGCTATCACTACAAAAGAATTGTAGAGGAGAATCAGATTTTTTGGAAAAATTACCATTCTGATTGTTCCAAAGCTGCGGAGAGTGAATGCTTGTTGAAAAATGGAACTTACTTAACAAAATAATATTTAGTAAGTCTTTTAGCTTTGCAGATATAAAAGTTGCATCTGCCATACTTCAGCATCACAACAACAAAACCAGAGAAACATATCCTACGAATAGGCGGTTGGTAAAACTAACAGGTCTAACTCTACGTCAAGTCCAATACTCCACAGCCAAATTACACTTGCATAAGCTTGTGTATAAGTTGTTGATAAAAGGAAAAAACCACTACAAATTAACGATGAAAGAATTTCAAGACTACGAACAAACATTCACTTCAAAGGCAAATACTATGAACAAACCTTCACCTCCTACTAAACCTATTATTAATATAGATATAAATAAAAGAATTAAGAAGTTAGCAAAGAATACTAATCCTTACTACAAGCAAGTAGTAAACAATGGATTAAGTTACCATCAAAACATGGAACATAAGTACATCCGCTTGATGAGTAAAAAACTTTCACAACATCGTTATAGTGAATGGCTTGAAAAGGTTGCTGATAAAAAAACAAAACAGGATGCTCTCTCCTATGCAAGACATTTATGCGGATAACGGAACACGATTTAGATCAATTATATTATGATGCGTTTTTGACGGATCAAAGACTACCAAATGCTATTCGCAGACAGAAACTTACTTTTTGGCTAGAAATGAATAGAGTTGATTGGTTAAATTATGGCAATAGTGAGCCAACAATTAGTTTATCTCCTCGTAGCATATCTAGATGGGAATTAGCTTTACAGCTCATACAATTGATCAATAATGAAGATGATAGGAAAATCATCTGGCTTCGTGGAAAAAGACTCTCATGGTCTAAAATTGGAAGATTAATCGCACTTGATAGACGTAAAGCTAAAAACAAATACAGCGAACTACTGATGCTTATAATTACAAAAATAAAATTAAATTTTAAACAAACTGATAAACAAAAAATATATCGTTTGATTGCTCCAAAGTATGAATAAAAAAAATATTTTTTTTTGTTTGACAGTTTTGACAAAAATAATCTATTTTAAGACCAGACTCGGATAATTGTTTTTACACATCATATAGTATCTCCAGCAGCTTCCAAGCATACAATATTTAGTTATGAATAAAGTTACAAAAGTTAATGGCAGACCGCCAAAGTATAACCAATCACGCAATGCGATTAAAAGAATATTACCT